AGTATCCATCGACCTTCTCCAAGGCATTGGAGCATCGGAACGCCGGTGAGCTTGCTGCTTGGGCCAAGATTACAGGGAATGATCCATTTTGTTTCTATGGTGGAAATTTGAAAGCAAATCAGAAATGGACGGTTCTGCAGGTGCGGGACAATATGATGCAAATTTCACTAGCAACAGCGTCGCAAGCGATAAGTGACATGAAACGTAGCGACCATGATTACTGGACCCTAGTCGAATGGGGAACGAAAGAAAGACCTGAGTAAGTATTCTCGAGCCGGCGTTTGCCGGTTTTTTTAATTCTATAGCCACCTTCGGGTGGCTTTTTTTATGGGTGGTCTATGCCGGATATCGCTGAACTCGGGCTTTCGATGGATACTCGGCAACTTGTCGAAGGTGACAAGGCTCTCGATGCGCTCGGCGAGACGGCGACCAAAGTAGAGAAGAAGGTCGATGGCGTAGCCGCGTCCGTCGAAAAGCTGGGCGAGGCTAGCGCGGCAGCCAAAGCGAAGACTGCCGATGGCGCATCCGCAGTTGATGCTGTTGGCGAGGCAAGCACCCGCACGGCGCAGAAAGTGGGCGCCGCCAGCGCGGCTGTTGATGGCTTGGGCGAGGCGGCCCGGCGTATTCGTATCGCCTCCACGGCAGGCGAGCAGAGCCTCGATGGCTTCATGAACTCGTCTGTTGGTGTTTGGCGTAATAGCGAGGCTGCGGCCAGGGCGATGGATAGCCTCGGCGCGTCCGTGCAGCGGACCAGCCAGCAGTGGCCGACCAACAATGGCTCGATGGAAGATACTGCGCGCATCATGCGCCAGGCAGCAGAGGCATCGCGCGCGCTGGAAGAATCAAATATCGAGATGTTGAAGTCGCTCCAGGGTGAAATCAACATGTTCGGCCTGGCGCGCGGAGAGTTGGAGCGCTACAAGGCCGCTGAACTTGGCTTGAGTAATTCCGCCCAGATGAAGGCAATGGCGCTGGGTAATAGCATCGACGCGATGCATCGGGAAGAGCAGGCCGCCCGCGATTCTGCTGCTGCGCAGGACCGCGCTACCCAGGCCGGCGAGCGATTCCTAAAGACCCTAAAGGATCAGGTTGATACGTTGGGCATGAATGCCCAGCAACTTCAAGCGCACCGCGCTGCCCAGCTCGGCGTATCGGATGCTGCTGCTCCAATGATCAAAAAGCTCGATGAGGCAGGCGCAGGTGCCCACAAATTCAGCCTGGAAACGGCTGGCGCAAAGCGCGAACTACTTGTTCTCGCCCACGAGCTGAGCCAAGGACAGTTCCAGAAGTTCGGCGGTTCGATGATGGTGTTGGGCGAGCAAACAGGGGCTGCAGGCCTGCTGTTTAGTGCGACTGGTTTGGCTGCTCTGGGTTTGGCCGCAGCGATCGGCGTAGTCGTCCACGCTATGTTTGAGGGGGCGAAGTCGCAACGCGAGATGAGTAATGCCCTCATTGGCACCAACAACTATGCCGGCACAACAAGCGATGGCCTCAATAATTTGGCGCACGCTGCGACGGAGGCTGGCGGCAGCCTGCGTGAGGCTAAAAAAGTCGTAATCGAGCTGGCCGACACCGGCAAGTTCACCAGCGAGCAGATCGGATACATCACGAGCGCTGTTATTGCGCTCGAGCACGCTGGTAGCAGCTCAGTCAAGAAAACCATTGCGGAATTTGAATCGCTAGCCGTCCAAATGACCGGCAATGGCGCTCGCTCGACCGAAGCGATCACCCGTGCTGCGCTGAAGCTGGATGATACCTATCACTTCTTGACCATCGAAGTATATGCGTACATCCGCGCTCTGGAAAAGGAGGGGGATCAGAAAGGCGCATCCGCCTTGGCTACGAAAGAATTTGCAAAAGCCACGGAGGATGGTGCCCGACAGATGGTCGAGAATCTCGGCTCGGTGGCTAGAGCATGGCATTCCGTAGCCGAGGGAATTGGCGCGGCAATGGATGCGATTGGGAAATATGGCCAGAAAGCCACCGCCGCATCCGATGTCCAGAAATTCAGTTTCCGCTTAGCTGAATTTGACAAAGGGCTTGCTGAGAGTAACGTGCGCCTTGGTCGGCCTGCGGACTACGTCCCAGCGGGACTCGAAGAAGCGCGCACGCGAATCGTCATGGGGCTGACAGCCGCCGTCGAGAAGCTAAATATTGCGGACGCGGAGGCTATTGCACAAGGCAATGTTCAGCAAGAAAAATCCGCTCTCCTGCACGATATGCAGCGCATGCAGGCCGCAGACGACAAGCGCAAAGAAGAGGCGCTGGGTCGCCTCAACGTCGAACTGGCGAAGAATCTCAAGACGGAAGAAAAGCTCCGGGCGTTGAAGAGCGACGATCCTCTTATCAATGCCATGATCACGCCGGAAGCCATTGAGGCGCGCCGCCTGGCGACGATCAAGGAATTCTCGAAGAAGCCGACTGCGGACAAGGTGGACCGCGTCGAAAACATCGAACTGTCAGACCGGATTAAGCAATACGACAGAGAGGCGTCATTAGCGAAAGACCATTATGCCAATCTCGCAAAGCTTGACGATATGTATCTCAGGGCGGGCGAGCTTGGCGATGAGCAATATTATGCCAACAAAGTCAAATATACCAATGAGACTTATGCCGCTCAAGTAGACACCTATCAACAGCAAGTCGATGCCTTAAAAAGCCACAATAGTACGACGCAGGCCGAGGCTGCGCAGCATGCCAAGCAACTGAAGGAGATTCAGGACAAGCAAAGAGCATCGGCAAAGGAATACTTTGCGGAACTAGGCTTCATGGAAGAGGAGGAGCGCCTGCGCAAGGCCGGCATCGTGGCGGCCTCAGACGAGGCTTCCGGCAAATACATCTTCGCCCTGAACCAGGAAGCCAAGAAGATCGAGGAGGCCAATCGCGCCCACGGCAAGGCGGCAACATTCCTTGAGCGCGAGGAAATTGCACGCCTTGACCTGGCCATCGCGTACCAAAAGCAGTTCATGCGCGGCCAAGAGGCTGCCGGCGCCACGGATGAGGAAATTGCCCAAGCGCCGAAGATCCTGCAATTCCTGGAGGATCAGCGCGCAGCACGGGCGCGCCTGGCGAATGCGGTAGATCAACAAGACCTCATTGCCAAGAATTACGAGGCAAACAAGAAAATGTGGGAGTCGATCGATTCGACCGCCCACGATACCTTTGTTTCCATCTTTGATTCGGGCAAGTCCGCTTTTGATCGCCTGCGCGACACGTTGAAAAACGGCCTGCTGGACCTGCTGTATCAGATGACCATCAAGAAGTGGATCTTCAATATTGGCGCCTCAGTGACTGGCGCGGGTATGGGTGGCGTAGCCAATGCTGGCGATTTGGCCAGTATGGCCGGCGCAACCGGTGGAATGGCCGGCGGCATCGGCAGTACGGTCGGCCTCATCAATAGCGCCAAAAATGCCTACACCATTGCTACACAAGGGTTTGCCGGTGTCACGGCCGGCATGGGCACGAGCATGGTTAGCCTGGGGACCATGTTCGGCTCCAGCGCGCTGGAGGCATTTGGCGCAGGCTTCGGTAGCACGGGCCTTGTCGGCGCCGCAGACGCAGCCGGGTTGTATGCCGCATCTGGTGGCGTCGGCAGCGCCGGCGCGGTAACGGCTGGTGCCTATGCGGGGGCCGCGGTTACGGCCGCTGCCGGGATCGCTGCTGGCGTTATTGGTGGGAATATGATTTCCGGGCAGTACGGCAGCACTAAAACAGTGAACATCGGCACTGGCGTTGGCGCCATCGCCGGCGCCTTCATGGGCGGCCCGATTGGGGCGGCTATTGGTGGAGCCATTGGGGGCATTATCGGCGGGATTGGTAACCGCGCGTTCGGCATGGGCGATAAAAGGTACGGAGATACGGGGATCACGGGCACGCTGACGGGCACCGGCTTTAGCGGTGAAGAGTATGCAAAATGGACGCAAAAAGGCGGCTATTTCAGAAGTGACAAGGCTGATACGGATCGCAAGGCTGTTGATGCGACCACTTCCAATGCGTTTATCGATACCTACGCGGCCATCCGTAAGGTGTCGGCTACCCTGGCCGAAACGCTGGGAGTGGACACCTCCAGCCTGGCCACCCGTTCGCAGGCATTGAATATCAACCTGACCGGCCTGAAAACCGAGGCTGAGCGCCTGGAAGCCGTCACCAAGTTTTTTGTTGGTGTGGGTAATGACATTGCCGTTGGATTGGTTCCGAACATTGCCTCGTTCAAGGTCGGCACGGAGGAACTTAGCGCGACGCTGGAGCGCGTGTCGCACAACTACGCTGGCGTGGATATGGTACTGCAACTGATTGGTCGCACCTCCCAAGAGGCGTTTGGTGCGGTTGGGGTTGCATCGATCGGCGCGCGGGAAAGTCTCATCAAGTTGGCGGGCGGCCTTGATGCTCTGTCCAACGGGACGGCATTTTTCTCGGAAAACTTTCTGACAGAAGCTGAGCGCATGGGGCCGGTGCTATCGACTGTGGCGGATACGCTGGCCAAGCTGGGAATGTCAGGCGTCAAGACGACCGAGGACTACAAGAAAGTGGTTCTGGGCCTGGACCTGTCGAGCACTGCCGGGCAGGAAATGTACATCAAGCTGCTGGCCCTGGCGCCCGCGTTTAAGGCTGCCACGGATTACACCAATCAGCTGGCCATTGCCACTGGCGACTATGCGGCAGTGATCAAGACAGCTGCTGAGATCGCTAGCGAGCACCTGGACCTGCAAAAGCAACTGAACGAATTGACCAAAAGCGAAGCTGAGCTGCTGGCCATCCAGCGCAGCAGCATCGCCGACGTCAATAGGGCGCTGTTCGACCAGGTGCAAGCAGCCAAGGCTGTCGTTTCGGCGAAAGACGCGCTTGCCAAGGCCTATGACCGGGAATCGACGGCAACTGCGGCGGCGCTGGACAAGTCGAAAGCGTGGGTGACCACGCTCAACGGCTTGAATGCCAGTCTTGCCTTGGGCAGCCAGTCGACGCTGACGCCGGAGCAGAAATACGCCGAGGCGCGTGCGCAGTTCGAAAAAACCCTGGCGGCAGCCAATGCTGGCGACGCGACGGCCCAATCTGGACTGTCGGCTGCTGAGCAGGCCTTCCTGACGGCTTCGCAGGTGGTCAATGCGTCGGACGCCAAGTACGCAGCAGATTACGCCCGCGTGATGGCAGCTAACGATGAGGCGCTGAAGTGGGCCGGGGCGCAGGTGGACGTTCAGCAGGCCAGCCTGGATGCGCTCAAGGCCCAGGTATCGGGCCTGATCACCATCAACGACAGTGTGCTGACGGTGGCCCAAGCCATCGCCAAGCTGCAGGCGGCGATGGGTATGGCCGGTGGCCTGGGCGTGAAATTCGATGGCTCGCATGCAGGCGGCTTGGCCAATGTGCCGTTTGATGGCTACGCGGCCGAGTTGCACCAGGGCGAAGTGGTGGTCGACGCGCAAGCGGCGTCTGCCATGCGCCGCTACTTCGGCGGTGCGCCAAGCCAGGGAGGTGGCAACACCGATGCCTTGGTAGCCGAAATCAAGGGCCTGCTCGAAGAGGTCAAAGGGCTGCGTGCCGACCAGGCAAAGCAAACCGGCGCCACCATCCAGGCCAATCAGGAAGCAAATGCCAACGCCGCAAAAACGGTAGTCAGCGGCGTAGAAAAATCCTCAAAGAAATCGGCATGGAATAATAAAGTGGAGTATGCAGAATGAACGATGCGCAATTTTTACAATGGTTGCAGGATGATTCGGCTAATCGCGTCATCCTGATCGAGGCGCAGGTCAATGTGTCCGGCGTCGAGATCACCCGCTACATTTCGTCGCGGATCTACATCACTGGCCCGAACGATGTGCCGGCCAACGTCGAGTATCTGCCTCTGGCCACCGGCGGCCTGGCTTTCACCGAGCAGGTCAGCCTGACCGGCGAGGCTGGCCTGTCGGGCGGCGATATCGAGCTCGATAATGCCGATGGCGGCCTCGATGCCTGGTTGGCCGACGTGTGGGTAAATCGCGCCTGCCGCGCCTGGGTGGGGGATGCCTCCTGGCCCCGGGCGGATTTCCGCCTGATATTCGACGGTGTGATCGCCGACGTGGGCGTGTCCGACCGCGAGTCCTTCAACCTGGCGCTGCGCGACAAGCTGCAGCGGCTGAACACACCGATCAGCGAGGCGAAACTGGGCGGCAGTACGCCAAACAAGGACGCCATCCTGCCAGTGCCGTTTGGCGAATGCCATAACGCAACGCCCTTGCTGGCCAACCCAGCCACGCTGGAATACGGTTTTCTCGGCGCCGTCGAGCAGATCGCCGAAGTACGCACCAATGGAAAACCGGTGCCGTTCGATATGGTGGCCCCAGGCCGCTTTACGCTGCCGATCAGCCCGCTGGCCAATGCGGTGACAGTCAGCGTGCAGGGCGACAACGTGGGTGGCTACGCGCCGCGCATCGCGCCACTGGTGCAGCGCATCGCCACCGGCTACGGTAAATCGTCCGACCGGTTCACGTTGGCCGATCTGGACTTGGCTAACCTGGCCGCCTTCGACGCGGCGCACCCGCAGGTGGTGGGCCTGTACGTGGCGGATCGCACCAATCAGGCGCAGGCCATCCAGCAACTGGCAGCCAGCGTGGGCGCGCAGGCACTGATGTCGCGCACCGGCCAGCTGCGCCTGGTGCAGGTCGCGCTGCCCGGTACCGGCGTACCGGTGAACATCGGACCGGAGCAGATGGCACAGCGGTCGCTGCACCCGGTGCAGCGCTTGCCGGTGGCCGCCTCCGTCAAAATCGGCTTCGACAAAAACTACACGGTGCAGGCAGGCCTGGTCACCAGCATCCCGCCCGAACATGCCGATCTGTATGCCACCGAGTGGCTGACCGAAACGGCGGTCGACGATGCCGTACGCGCACTGTACCGCCTGAGCGATGACCCGGCGCAGATCGACACCTGCCTGAAAGCCCGCGCCGATGCGCAGGCCGAGGCGGCGCGGCGCCTGGCCTTGAACAGCGTTCCGCGCACCATTTACGAATTTGAGGGAGAGCCGGACATGATGCTGCTGGAACTGGGGCAGGCTGTGACCCTGACGGACGAACGCTATGCTATGCAGAGTGGTGTGCCAGGCGTAGTGGTGCTGCTGGCGCATCAGTGGCTGGCCGGCCGGGTGACCGTTGGGGTGATGGTTTGAGCGCGCTGGTTGGTGCGCGCGATTACCTGCTGGCGAACGCGCCCACGCGCTACCTGGCGTCGACTGTTGGCAAATCGGTGGTGCTGTCGGCCAATTCGCCCGTGTTTGCCGTGTCAACGGCGGGCGCTGGCCTGCCTGCCCAGGTGCAGATCACGGCCAGCCTGCTCAGCATCGACGGACCGGTGGTGTTTTCGGCCCCGGCCGGCACGACCATCACGACCGATGGCCATGTCGCCACGCTGAAATTTATCGACATGGGCGCCGACCAGGTGACAATATCGGCCAGCGTCTACGACGCGGACTCGAATACCACCTATCTGGCGTCGCAGACGATCTCCAAAGTGTTCGACGGCGCCAACGGCGCTGCTGGGCGGCAGACGGCACTGGTCTATGCTTACATCCGTTCGGCTGCCGCGCCGGCCGGCAATCCCGGTGCTGTCACCTTCGATTTCACCACTGGCAAAATCTCGCTGCCGGCGGGCGATACGCTGGCCAGCGGTTACAGCAAATCCATTCCGGCTGGCAGCGACCCGCTCTATGTGGCGGTCGCTTCCGCGAGCGGGACCACGTCAACGGATGGTATTGCCGCTGCTGAATGGGCAGCCGCAGTTAAATTGGCCGAAAACGGCCTACCAGGCGCGCCGGGCATCAACACTGCTACCGTTGCCATTTATCAACGCAGCGACAATGTTGCGGCACCCGCGCTGCCCACCGGCGCCACCACATACACGTTTGCCACCGGCATTCTGACCGGCCTGACGGGTGGATGGTCGCAGACCGTGCCTGGCGGTACGGGGCGCTACCTGTTTATTTCCACCGCCACGGCTGCCGCGACCGGCGCTGCGGATGCAATTGCCGCGAGTGAGTGGGCAGTCGTGCGTACGCTGGCGCAGAACGGCACGGATGGCACACCTGGCCGGCAGACGGCGCTAGTTTATGCCTACATCCGATCGGCGACTGCACCAGTGGCAGGTCCTGGTGCGGTCACGTTTGACTTCACCACTGGCCGCATTGTGTCCCCGACAGGAAATGCGCTGTCCAACGGATATAACAAAGCTATCCCAGCGGGCACTGACCCGTTGTATGTGGCCGTGGCGTCGGCCAGCTCGATCACGGCGACCGATGATATTGCGGCGGACGAGTGGGGGGCTGCCGTCAAACTGGCGGAAGACGGCAAGTCTGGCGCCCCCGGACTGAATGCGGCGACTGTCGCTATTTACCAGCGCAGCGACGACATCACCCCTCCAGCACGGCCGTCGGCCGTGACGACGTATGCATTTGGTACCGGTGTTTTGACGGGCCTCGATGGCGGGTGGAGCCAGACCGTTCCGGCCGGTACGGGGCGCTACCTGTTTATTTCGACCGCCACGGCATCGTCTACAGCGGTTACCGACACCATTGCACCCGGCGAATGGGCGGTGGTGCGGATCCTTTCGCAGAATGGGCAGAATGGGCAGAACGGCCAACGCGGTACCGTCACTATTTCAGCTGGCGGCCATCCGACCTGGAGCGATGCGGCAGCCGTCGGTGAGATTGCCAATGCCGGCTACGGTGCACCAATCGACCGCGATATCGTGACGCTCTACAGCGGCGCCAGTGTGGTGACGAAATTTTTCCAGGGCGGTCAGTGGTATGTGATGACGATGAAAATCGACGGCAATCTGCTGGTGACTGGTTCGGTGGCAGCCGGTGCGTTGAATGTTGCCACGCTATCGGCCATCGCGGCCAACCTGGGCAGTATCACCGCCGGTGACCTGTATGGCACCACGCTGCATGGTGGTGTCGGCTATCCGACGAATGTTTACGACTGGCCCAGCAATGGCGGCAGCGGTTTTCATCTGAGTGCTGCGGGGCTATTGCTTGGGAATAAGAAAACTGGCAGTTACGTTGAGATCGGCGCTAGCGGGTACGTGGACATGCCCGGCCTGAAGGTAGAGGGCGGGGTAGCCAATTTTTCAGGCGGTCTGGTGTCCGTTACAGGAACGTTCGGCAAGATAACTGTAGCCCCCGGCGGCTCTATTTCCTCCGGGCAAACAGGGTTTAACACAGGGCAGGGCTTTTGGCTCGGGATCGATAATGGGGTGCCGAAATTCAGCCTTGGCAAGGCGGGAGGGGCCGGGATTCGGTGGGATGGTAATGATTTGTTCATCGTCAACCCTGTCGTGCCGTCCATTGATGTGACGATTTCAACAGGGGTATCAGGCAGTTATTTTACGATGGGCCGTAACGCCGTCGATACCTTCGCCGGCTCTTATACGGCGACTGCGTCGAACGGCAGTGGAAGCTACTCATTCCTGTGGCGCCTGGAAGCGCCCAGGCTTGCCGAGGTTTCGGCGGCCAACTACACCGGGGCGCAAATACGTCCTAACGTTTCAGGTAGGGGGGTGGCGGGCGAGTTCGATTTTTACGCGATATGCACCTGCACTGACAACCGCACGGGTCTGACGAAAACCGAATACCAGTTATTTACGGTGAATTTTACATGACACAATTTATTGCAGTCGATTCGACTGGGCGCGTCTTATACGCATGTGGCAGGCCGGATACTGCCGATTTCATTGGGCCGCCGCCCCCACCGCCAGTGGGCGAGGGCGTTGATTATTTCTACTGGCAGCATGCTGTATCGTTCGACACAGCCCCCAGCACCACCGCCGTGCTGCGCTGGGATGGTGTGGCGCCAGCATGGGTCGAGGACGACGACAGTCTCGATGCTGCGCGCCAGCGCCGCTGGGAGCAAATCAAAACGGCGCGCGATGCTGCGCTGGCCGGAGGATTTCAGTTCGACGGCTCGCCATTCGACAGCGATGCCGTGTCGATCGGACGCATTACCGGCGCCGCCATGCTGGCCATGATGGCGGTGGCTGCCGGTGATGCTTACAGTGTCACCTGGGTGCTGGCCGACAACGCCACCCGCACGCTGGGCGGTGTTGAAACAATGGCGCTGGGTGCGGCAGCTGGCCAGCACGTACAGCGCACTGTCGACCATGGCCAGGCGCTGCGCGAACTGCTCGATGCGGCGCAATCACACGAGCAGATTGCTGCAGTAGCCTGGTCGAGGGAGGTCTAATGACAAATTTACGCATCATCCACAACAACGCCGCTGACCGGGCCATTCTGAACGCATCGAGCCAGGCCGGCGCGCTGGGCCCGGCCAATCTGCAGCGCGATAGCAAGAGCGCCGTGCTGCGCGCCACCAGCATAGGACAAACCATCACCGCCACTTGGCCAACACAGGAGTCGATTGCCTGCGTGGCGCTGATC